AAATTATAAATATTGCAATTTTTATCTATCCACAACTTTGTTCCATCGGCAGTTAAAAACCAATGCCATTTTTCTGGTTTATCTACTTTTATAGTATCTCCAAATCCATCCGTTAAAACAAACACATAAGGATGCTTGGACATATTATTTTCTATTTCTTTTTTAATGTAGTTTTTAATTACACTGAATGAAGTTCCTCCGCCACCATATATTTTATTTGATTTCAATGATGTTTCTTGAACTTTTGTATCAAAACAAAAAAGTCGTACTTTGAATTTTTGCGAGTCTAAACTAGAGGCACACTTAAAAAACCTATCTTTTAATCCAAAACAACTTCCAGATGTGTCCATAAAGAAAAAAACATTAATTTTGTCTTCTTCTGTAATTCTTTGATATGTTTCTATTTCGCATGGTAAAAATAAATTATCATCAATGTTTACATATCTTCTAGATTTTCTAAGCCATTGCTCTGCGGAACCATAACAATCTTTTGATTGTTTAATTTCCCAAGATCTTATAATGGTTTCCCATTTCTTTTTTATTTGTTTCGATAAAGAACCTAAAGAGTGCCACCAACCAACACCAGATCCAGCAGGACTTATGTCTTGATTTTTTTTAGCAAAATTAGCTATAGCTTCTATTTCGTCTTTACTTAGACTTGATATTATTTTCCCAACAAATTTGTCGTAATCTTCTTCGGACAATTGCGAATGATCATCTAGACAACCTTGATTTGGATTGCTTGCTTGATTTGAATGACCATCACCATATTTTTCATTATATTTATTGAAATAAAATTCAAAACATTCGTCTTCTGGATATTTCTCATCTGGAAATATATTGTCAACCCAACACAAAATACTTTTTTCATTATTTTCTGAATTTAAATTTATAGCATTACGAATTCCTACTTCTATATTATTTTTTTCAAATCCAAAATTATTTATCAAGCTATGATTTACGACAATATCAAGACATATGTTTGCTGTTACTTTTTTTTGTATGTTGAGATTTTTTGATCTTTTGCCATGATTTAGTATTACATGTAACATTTCGTGACATATTACGAATAGCTTTGAATCTAATGATAGGTTAGACCAGAAGATGGGATTGAAAGAAAATTGTATATAATTTCCATTACGATCAAATTCAATAGCTGCCGTTTCAATCTCATCTTTAAAAATTGGTTTGCCAACAGCCCACAACTTATAAAAGATTGCATGATGTTGTTCTAATTTGTTGGATATTTCCAACCATTCATCGGGATTTATCTTATGCATATTAATCTTCAGATAAAAATTTTGCCATGTCGGGATTTTGAGTCATAAATCGTTTAATTTTATTTGACATCTTGTAGTCAGTTTTTGCATTTAATATTTCTTTACAAATTTCCATATATGTTTTTTCAGAATTGACATTAGACATAACATGTTTTGCTAATTTTTCATTAGAAGTCATTAATGATATGATTTTCTCTTTAGGAACTAATGGCAAAAACCAATCGCAAAGAGTTTTGCTTTCTATGATATATTTTGATGCTGAAGAAAAATTGTTCTCATTTTTTAGCCAAATTTTAGCACCACCAGAATCTTCTTCTGACATAAATCTTGCTAATTTATCACTTGTAGGACCGTCTTTTAAAGCCTGTAAAAGCTTCGAAACACCACTTTCTTGTGGCAAATGATCTCTTAGATCTCCTTGTCTAGAAAATGAGTTTAAAGCGTATTCTAATCTTCTAGGAGATACTAAATTTTTGGTGGAATCATCCAATTCTGACCACCAAGCAATTGCACTGTCCGCAATGGTCTTTCCAAACTTAACTCTAAAGAACTCAACATCTGGCTTGTAATCAATTTTTCTATGAACTTCAAAACGATCCATTTGAGCCATATCAAGTTTTTCAACATCGTAAGACTCTGGATCATCTTCTGGATTTATCGCAGCCCAAACCATCCTTAAATTTGGAAATTTTTCTCCATTTATGCTTTTGAATTGAATCAATTCGAGAACTGCATTTCTAACTTTCTTTGGAGACCTGTTGAATTCATCCATGAAAATTGCTTCTACTTCACCAAGAACAAAGTCCAAAGGACGAATCATCTTTATGTAACTTACAGATTGATCGCCTATAACTTTTGTTGCTTCTTTTGGAATACCAACAAAATCAGTCCAAGGGTCCATAGTGGCTGCACTAAAGTATCTCCACTTCAAACCATTTCTTTCAAATGCTTTTTTTATGAGTGCGGTTTTCCCAACACCATGCTTTCCAATCATCAAAACATTTTGATTGTATTTTATCCAATTGTCTAACTTGTAATCTAAGTTCATAAAGCCTTCTCCAAAATTGAAAAAGGCATGATATCACGAATTGTTTAGTTTTTAAATACAATCATTCGAAAATTTGGATTTGATTTTTCTCAGAGATGAATGTGTTTTCTGCATATTGTAATTCAAACCACACATTGTATATTCCAGAATCGTAATCTGATGTGTCAATAAAGTAATACCCATACATTTTTTCACGATAATCCACAAGTTGCCGATCTACTACCAATCGGAGATCTTTTTCCTGTGGGACACAATCCCCGCAGTTTTTTTCGATTGAAATACGCAAATCTGAGACTATGGCGAGATTTTCGTAATATGGTAGTAAATCGGCTCCTCGTGGAACATTTGGTGAAATTTGGATCACCAAATATCTTTTAGACCCTTTTACAATTCTGTTGGGTCTAAATCCAAATGAAAAATCATAAACAGGCGGAACAGGACTTGTGAACCACAAGTTGGGATAAATTCTAAATCTATTTTGAATTTCCGCCAAAGAACAATGGTCGCTTTCAAAGCTTACTGCCCACACATCAACATAATCTCCAATTGTGTAAAGTGGAGAATCTGCAGATATATCGACATAATAAGATCCAGCGGATTCAGAAATCACATCGGCACCATCTATTGTTACAACTAACCTTCGACCATCAGGATTGGCTTGTGATATTTCGTTAGGATCAAGTGTGTAAATGTCCACTTTTTGAATGTCTTGTAAATTGGCTCGATTGTTGCTATTGTAAGAGAATAGACGCAATCTAATCGTGTCGTTACAAGTTGGATTTTGCAATCTTTCTTTTAGTGGCATATTTACCTTCTTTTACTACTAGATTTTCTTCGCTCTGCTTCCATTGCTTGATTTTCTTTTTCTTTTTGCTCTATAAATCTCTGCACCATCCATTGCCTGATATTGATTGGCATGAACAATGTCTTCTGCATGTCTTGGTGCAGATGATATGAAAAGAAAAATATTTCTTCTAGGAGGTTTTTTCCAAGGGTTATGCTTGGGTGTTCTTTTCCTTCTTCCTCCGGGGGAAGAAAAAATTTGCTTCAAGAGGCAAATCGATTGAAAATTCTGCAGAACAACTTGGGCAATTAATTTCTACATTTGTATCTACACCAAATGGAGGCTCGTTGATGATGCCACGAATATAAGAAACATCATTGATTGGAAGGTTCTTCAATAAAATTTGAAGTTCCATCTTATCGGTGATTCCATCAATTTCTTCTAATAGTTGAGCAGTTCTATAAGTCAATGTATCATCAGTAGCATTATCGCCAAACATCTTCATTCTGCGTTCACGATATTCATTGATTTCTTGCTCATCACGACCAGTTGAAAGGCGATACTTGAATCGATATTTTGAATTTGGCAAAACATCTTCAAGAATTGGTCCAAAATCATGAGGACATTGATTTACAAACAAAGCACTTAAATCAACATTTGTGCTGAATTTGGCACCGCATTCGGGACACTTTACTTCGACATCGTAGCTATGAGAATAAGAGATGCCACGAAGATAAAGTAATAGATAGGTTCGATCTACAGTGAGTAAATTTTCTGCCTTAAAATCTTCTTTAATGCATTTTTGAAAGATCATGTTGATTGCTTGTCCTTTACGGACAAATCTAGGAGTCGCTAAAATTTGCTCTTCTTCGCCTGTCATTGGACGAATATGAATAATGCCATCTGCAGGTCCATTTGTACCATCATAGAATCTTCCTTTTGATGGTAATTGCAATTCTTCATATTGTGCAAGTGATCCCTTGAGGGATTCAAGAATTTCTTTAAGTCTTCCACTTTGATTGTTTTGCGGATATGACGATGGTGCTTTAGCCACACTAGGAGCATTTGTATTGCCATTATCCCTATCTCGCAAATTTGCAAAAGATTGATTGGGTTTTTGCAAGGTAGATTGTGGAGCATCTTGATTGCCTTGACTTCCTTGATTTTTTAAAACTTGCAAAAATTCTTGTGGTACATTCCCTTGAATGTTGATTGGGCTTCCTTCTTTGTTCAAATTACTATCTGCCATTATTGACTCCTATGTTGTTGCTAAAATTCACCTTTGCCTTTAAAATAGTGTGTATGAAAATAAATTTTCAAAATATCGAAGAAATAATTTTTTATAATTCAAAAGTATGGCAACATATACCAGAATTAAGTCAATGTTATAATAATTGGTTGCTATCAATAAGAGTTCCGGGGTTGAGAGATTTAGGAAAAAGGGCTATACTAGATTTCTTAAATAACATTAAAGAAGAGTCTGTTGAGAAATTAGCATCTTTTTTTGGAGAACCTATTTTTATTGACAAGATGAGTGACAAGTTGACTGAAAGCTTTTCATTTAATATTGATGAATTGGAAGAAAAAATTTGTAAGTTTGATAGCTTTAATGATTTTTGTTTGACAAGGCGTGGAAACACAGTTTTTATAACCACTTGGAGATGATAATGGAAAATTTTCTTTTGTTTGCTTTTGGATCTATTGGAATGGCTCATATTATTGTGGATGGATCAATTCTCGAATCATTTAGAGATTTTGTGAAGTCATTTACGAAAAAGATTAATTTGCCAAAACTTGGCGAAATTGTCGAATGCTACATGTGTTCTGGAACATGGGCTGGATTTTTTATGGGATATATTGTTTATGGATATTTTATAAACAATATAACTCTTAGCATCTTGACAACATTCGCCTGTGGTTGTGCTGGCGGATTTCTTTCAAATTTGGCTGCAATGATTTTGAATTATATCGAATCAGCAACCATAATTAATTTACCAGAACAAAAAAATGAAAATATATAAGTATCAAATCTATTGTCAGACATGTCACTATAAAAAAATATTTGGAGATGAAGATGTGAAAGATCTTTCTCTCCAAAAAAGTGTTGATATACAATCTGGAATACCAATATTGAATCCTTTTACAAAGAAAATAGAAACACCTAAGCAAAAAAAAGGAAAATCAAAAATCAAATGTCCAAAATGTGGTCACATTACATTTATAATGAGGTACAATGAGCCAAAACAAGACGATAACTCTTCTGGATATTAAGCAAGCACTTAAGGATTCAAGATTTAGAGATACTTTACCACCAGACATGATGGAAGAAGTACATAAATTTTTAAAAAACCCCGGATGTGCATGCAACATGCCATTGTATCGAAAAATTTTATCTGATTGTTCCGATCAAATAAAACAGTATTTTCCAAATCGTGAAATTAGTAATATTCAAGAAGAAGTAAAAAGACTCGCACAGAATAAATTTTCAGTTATAAATTGTTCTGTAGATGATCTTGAAGGTCATTTGAGAAAACTTGGAGTTGGAAGAAAACAAATTGCGATATCAAGATACGAAGACCAAGTTACTGTTATTGTGAATGATTTAGATGTTATTTATTAGACTTATACAATTTAGAGGAATTTATAACATTTTTACAATTTAACATCATTTCTTCTGGATGCTTTTTATATTTTTCAATATGGAATGGAAATTCATCATCCTTAAGTCTTCGTGAACCTAAAAGCATTGCATTTTCATAAAAATGAAATGCTTTTTCAAATTTATCTAAGGAATAATATATGTCTCCTAGCAAACACCAATATTCAGCCATCAGAGGCTTTTCTATAATAATTTCAAACAAGATTTGTGATGCTAATTTGTAATTCTTTTCAACATATGCATAAATCATTGCAAGATAATATTTTGTCATAAAATATGACATAGGTTTGTTCTTTTCTAAAAACAAATAATGATTGGCAGTTCTAATGAAATCATTCCATTTATTTTTTCCAAGATAAATACAACTCAAGTAATAGTGAGTTTGTGCCACTAGTGGCTTTTCTCTCATCCAATTTTTTATGATCTCCATGTTCTCTTCATAACGATCAATTGTTTGAGATTTCACGAATATATCACTATGTTTAGAAGAATGAGATATGTGTTCGAATACTGGATTTGAAAAAATACAATTATTTGATTTATTTATCAAACGAATTGGTTTTGTAATAACCTGTTCTTGTATGACACTTATTCTTCTGCAATCTTTACCTTCAATATATTCTTGTATTTTATCTAAACCTTTTAATATAATTTCATTGGCATTTAAAAACATCATCCATTCTGTTTCGCATTGATTTATAATTTTGTTTTTTATTTTTGCGTAATCGTTGTGAAATCCAAAGAATATAGTCTTGCATCCAATCTTTTCGATGATATCAGAAGATTTATCCGAACTGTTTATGTCAGCAATAAGTATTTCGGAATCTAATTTCTTACATGAATCAATACACTCGGCAAGTGTAGATTCATTATTTCTGCATGTTATTACGAATGTGAAATTTTTCATTAAATTTCGTTTCAATTAAATGTATAATGGCTTCGGCTTCGTTGTACCTTCCAATATGATTATAATACAGACATAATTCTTTGTAATACTTTGGCGAATGAGGATTTTCAATGATTCCTAACATTATATCAGATATTTTCAACAAATTCGCTCCTACTCGTAATGTCCTTACGCTAAAGAAACCATGGGAAGGAAGTATCGAAAAAAAACCTTGGCATCACAAAGTTACAGCGGTTATTCCAGTCATGGATACATTCGAACAACTTAACATATGTATTCAACTGTTGAAAGAACAATCATCAAAGCCATTTGTTGTAATTGTAGATACTGGTAGCAATGAAGAAGAATACAAAAAGATATGTGGCTTAAGGAATGATGATGTTGAGGTTCACAGTTTGAAATTTAATGGCGTTCTCCATCCAAGTGACTTTCCAGCTATTGCCATGGATTTAGCATTTTCATGCTGTCGAACTGAATATTTATTTGCCACTCATTCTGATGTTTTTTTAAGAAAAAAAACACTTTTAAATGAGATGATCGATTTGTGCAAAACAAATTCTCCAGTTGTTGGATATGAAATATCGCCTAGAGCGCACGAAGATTGGAAGGGAATGGTTTCTCATACCGCTACCATGTACCACATTCCAACAATGGATATAATCGGCTTTGGATGGAGTTTACGCAGACTTTGCAACATATTTAATATCAAAGATCCAATACCAGATCCAAGACGACCTTGTTGGCCAGATACGGAGTTGTTGGGTAATTATATTTTAAGATCACACAAAATTGAACCACACTTAATTGGCAAAGAAGAAAATTTCAAAAGAACATTAGATGATAATATTGATCACTTTAGAAGTTTTACATCAGGAAAATTGTATAGTCGTTCCTACTATAAGATATGCGACAAATGGTATGAAGATGCCAAAAAAGAAGCTCTTGAACGAATTGAAGAATGGAAGAAAGAAAATAACATGAACATTCATTTAAAATCTAAGGAACTTAATGGCTAATGAATATCTAAATAACAAAAATTTTGAAGTCATTATTTCTGAATTTATAAAAATTAAAAGAAATAAAGTAAAATTCGAAACACTTATAGAAGAAATAAAAGCTACAGAAGAAAGAACATCTAAAAGAGATAATTTTGTAAGACCAGAATCTTGGGATTCTTATGAAAGAGAATTCCAATTTTATTTTGCAGAATACAACAAATTAAAAGATAAATTGACCACTGCTTTTTATTTATTGTCGGAAAATATTGTTAGATATAGAAAATTTAACCTTATTGATCCAGATGATGCAGTTCAAGAAGGTGTTCTCATATGCTTTGAAAAAGTTGATAGATTTGATCCAAGTAAAGGAAAAGCATTCAACTATATGACAACTTGCATTATCAATCACTTCAGACAATTGTATAGAACAGCAAGAAATTACAATGAACTTAAAAAAAAATATCAAGATCACTTAAGCGTGAGCATGGAACAGAGCCAGAGACAGATTAAAGGAACATATAAAAATTATCAATCAAATGATAGGTAACTTTTATTTGATTGCTTGAAAAATATTTCCAGCATACTTATAATTTTAATAGTGGATATTGTACGCCACTTAATTTAGGTAACATATGAGCAATCTTATTGAGCAATTAGAAAAACAAGAACTTATACAAAAATTAATGGAAAAGGGATATGCACCACTTATAGATGCACTTCTTGAAAATGAAAAAGATGTGTACACTAAAAAGGGAAGACTCAACAAGAGTGGTGCGTGTCGAGTTTTGGGATGGAAACCAAAAGAACTCGAACAGGCACTTGAAGAGTGTAGAGAAATTTTAAAGAATGATCTTTATTTTAGTAGCTCAACAGATCCAGAAGAAGATTAAACTGGCTCATAATAAGCTCTGTCGTATCTTAAGCTAAGATCTACATAAATTATATTTGAATCGCTGTGATCTAATTCACCGAATTCTACTGTTTCTGGATACATGTTTTCAAATATCCACTTTTCTATTATTTCGCCACAGCCATCATATAGTTCTAATTTTCCTTGTTTTTTAAATCCATTGGTCGCAGTTTTAAGTTTGACACCAGAAGAATTTACTTCGTAATATTCATTGATCCATTCTATTACTGGATGTTTGTTTTTTTTTAAATCAAATAAAGTTAAATTTATAGGTTTCCAATCTGGTTTGCCGGGAAAATAAATGGTTTCATGAAAATGTTGTGCTTCCATGCTTTTAAATGTTAAGCTTGGACGACCAGATTTGGTTGGAGGCAAAGCATCAATTCCTTCTGCCGAAACACCATCAATTTTTAAAAGCCATCTATACTTGCGTTTGAAGCAAGCGGTTGTTTTGTCCAATCCGAAATCAAAACTCATTCTTTGTGCCATTATCGCCTCTTATGAAAATAAAGCTCCGTATCTTTATAAGATTCGGAGCTTTACAATTTTTGAAAGGATTATTATTATGAACAACCTATGCATTGTGGTTGAGGATTCGTTCCACAAAGATTGTTGTATATAGCTTGGTAATATCTAAGGGTCAACTCGATAGTTGCTTCTTCAGAAGAACTATAGTCGAGATCGCCAAAGTTTACGGCTGATGGCCAAACGCCTCGAAGTTCCCAAGATTCGAGTTCTGTTCCGCAACCATCATACATAAGCAAAGTACCTTTGCCAGCCCAACCACCATTATTACCATCACCTTGGACGGTGGTCTGCTGCATCATCTTTTCGCCTTGATCTTGAAAATTATAGATCGAAGCTAACCAGCTGTAAAGATCTGTCATGCCGTTGCCTGTTGAGCGAGCAACATCATAATAGGTTACAGTGATGGTTTCCCAACTTGCCTTGCCCGGAATCCACATTTTTCCGTGCAAGTAGTTGATTTCAGTTTCTTCGATTGTTAAATTAGGACGACTAGCCAACTTTACAAAGTTTTTGCCGACCTTTTTGCCGTTCCACTGAACTTCGAATGTCCATCTATATTTTCTTTTGAATACCAAGTTGGTGTTTGTAGCCAACTCATTTAAGTGCATTAACTGTGCCATTTTTTAATTCCCCTTTCAAAAATTAGAATGCATCTGTGCTTTCGGTGAAGTCACTGCCGGTTCGATGAATACTGAACTCAAGGAACATGAATTCAACTGCTCTTGTTGGCTGTACACCAATTCTTGCTCTAAACTCATTCCTATCGATCACATCGGAAGTATTGAGTTCGGCATCAGCCTTAATTTTAAAGGCTGTAATACCTCGGTCAGTCTGAACCTCTTGAAGAACTAAAGTTGCAATTCTTATGAACTCTGCTCTAAATTGTTCATCATGTGGTTCAAACAATAGAATTCGTGACTTAGCCTTGATTTGCTTTTCAATATAAAACATTAAGCGTCTTACATTTACACGATCAAGAGCAGTGGGTCTTCTCTGCATAGTTTTCTGACCCCAAACCACGAAACCTTCAGTATCTACAAACTGTACGATAGGATTAATGCAGTTCCTATAGCCATACATCAAGTCTCTTTCTTCTTGCGAAGGGCGAGAATAAACATCATTAATACCGGGAACAACACCACGGGTGATACCTGCAGGAGCAAACCAAGGACGAGCCAAGCGATCACTCTGTGCATAAACTGCCATTATAGATCCGCTAGGTGGCGCCCAAATGTCTACTCTGTTGAAGTTGTCACGAATACGAACCCATGGCCAGTAAAGCGCACCAAAGTCACTATCGAATCTAGTGGTGTTTAAAGGATGAGTTCCATTTTGCCATGCAATGATTTCATTTACGGTCAAGCCGAATGGAGCATCAATAATTGCCATGCAGTCTTGGCGGAAATTTTGACACATGTAAAGCAATTCTGTCACTACAGTCGTGCTGCTATGTCCGGGAACCGCAATTAAATCGATGTCATATTGTTCAGATTCAGATACAGCATAAATACCACTGTATCCAACAGAACTACCGATCAATAAAGAATCTTGTAAATCTGGATCTGAAGGAATACCATCAGAACCACCAGACAATGTATATGTTCCGTCTGCGGGTCCAGCAAGAACATCTGTGTTGTCTACTGATCGAATATAATCAGATACTAAAGATAAGTAGCTTCCAATATAGAATGTACTTGCAGAATCTTTTGTGAGTTGACCCCAAGATTCTACTTGATTTCCATTGTTGTAAACTTCTAGAATCCAATTGCTGTCACGAGTGTTGTTTTTAACAACAACTTGAGTGAAGTTTCCTTCAATACCAACTGAGTCTGCAGTAACCAAGAAAGAAATAGATCCATCGTTATTGGTATCGCCAGCCACTCTACCAAATGTCCAAAGGGATGCCTCACTCATATCGCCGGGAGGAGTGTCACCACTTGCGGTTGTTGTCGGCAATCCGAATATAAGTTCGCCAGTGCTATCTGGTTTAATACGCAATCTAGCATCACGACCACTATGAAGCGTTTCAAACTTCAAAGATGTTCCTCCAAATACAGAAGCTATCCAACCACCGGGAAGACTTCCACTTTCTACTTGGCTATTGATTTCAGTAACGATATCATCAATATCTACATCGCCCATGCCGTCAAAGGCTGAAAGATCAATAACTTGAACTACATTGTCGATAAGAACATTATCTGTTCCATCAACAACGATATTGAGAGTAATGCCAGTTAATCCATCAAAGTTATAATACCCTGATGTTGTATAAGTAACATCGGGATAATGAGACGCAGTGCCTTGGATTTCAGCAACTAACATATCTGTTCCAAGACCAGTAGATCCTTCGGAACCACAAATGGAGTTCTGTACAGCAACAAATTCAAGTTCTGCAGAAGGACCATAAGCCCAAAGAGTTCTTATTCCTATATTATCATCTGCTCCACCAAAAAATTGAATGCCATCATTCTGAAAATCAATTTGATCGTTCAGTAATTCTACAAGTTCATCTGTATCGTAACCTGTGCCATTTTCTTCAACTATCAAAGTTCTTTCGCTGAGTACACCATTAAGTCTCCAACGGAAAAAGCTAGTTTGATCGAAAACATATGGTGAAGGAGTATCAGAAACAATTTCGATAATTGTACCAGCAGAAGGAACTTCTACTTCTGCCATAGTCGCAGATTCATCGCTAACTGGATCGGTATCTGCAACACGAACAACATACAATTCATTTGCAATAAGCAAATAACTTTCTGCAGCGTAGATAAGATATGGATCTCCATTTTCTGGATGAGGATTACCAAAGGTTCTACGAAGCTGTCTTTGGCTTGCAATTATAGTAGGAATATTAATTGGACCTTTGCTTGCGAATCCAATTAAAGCCGCCCTGTGCAAAGATTGCTCTGGTGCGACAAAACTCAAGTCCTTTTCGGCAATGCGAACACTTGGACTGATTGTGTTTGATGGTGGAAAACCTCTAAGTATCGCCATAGTCTATTCTCCCTTTTTTAACAAAATATTGTTCGGTACATGCTTGACAGAGATAAATCCGTCAGTTACTGCTCTGTCTATATATTCAGTTGCTCGTTCATCTTCTAAATAAAAAATATTTTTTCCACAACCTATTCCCGGAATATTCAAAGTTGTGAAAGCACGAGGAGCCTTCCTTGACCTTATGATTAATTGAACTGGAAATCTATGCTTGTTCTTAATTTCTAACATTTAAGTTCCTTTACACTTTCTTCCAATCTCGCCATAACCTGCTGAATTTCGTTTTCTTCTAAGCCATCAACAAAATCAATTTTTGTTTTTAGTACGGCTTTTTGTCTGGTGATCGGTTGAGGTATATATGTTTCAGTTGTCATATTAAACTGATATTTTATAACTCTGATTGCTTGATCTCCGGGTTCATAATCCAAATTATTAGCAATCGAATCAAGCTTTACTATTATCTCATACGGAACGCCAGTTACGCTTATATATGCTGTTTGACTAAATTTTAACAAAATTTGTTCTAAAATTTGATTCATATCTTCGACATATAATGTCCAAGCATAAAGAGTATATGTAATATCTACTGGTATTCCACGAGCAAATCCAAGCACTGTGTCTCTATTGTATTTTTCATCAATTGTAAATCCCGGCTTATTATCTTCTCTTAGATATCTTCTATAATCTAAAGCCTTGTGATATGTATATCTGCTTGTATTGAACTGAATGTCCGAATCATGAATTGCTAACATCGGTAATTTAATTCTATCAACAACTAATGTTTCATCTTTTCTTACATTGTCTAAAAGAATTGCTGCAACTGCTTTTTCTTGTGTACCCCAAATAATTGGAATTGGATGAGCTTTTGCATTTTCATCAATAACAACAATATCTGTAAAAAGGTCTCTCATCGCATCATCGCAACCACGCTTCGCTTTTGAATAACGATAAATGGTGTCACGACTAGTTTTACTAGGATCATTTAAAATAGATCCAGTCTGCATAGGATCACAATTTGCAGCAGCACCCAAACCAACTTTTTTATTTGTCGTATCTTTAAGCCAATTCAATGATTCGTCATTGACTTGGCGAAAATTGGAATTATTTTCTCCGGGTTTGCAATTTGATGGAAATGAATCAAGATTTTCATTATAATTCAAAGGGCTTTTATCATTGCATTCATTGAGACCTTTTGATGGATGATTAATATCGTTCATTTTTTTTCCTTTATACCTAGTTATGGAGTGTGACACCAAAAATGTCTGAAACTATTAGAGTTAAGTGTCGAACATGGCATTTGGGAAAACCACCAAAATCTATAAAACTTCAAATTCCCGGCTGGAGTGGTTGTGATCACACACACACAAATGGAAGTAAGGCACAACCATGGCACTGCCAGCCATTTATCGATGGTTCAACTTATGGGATGGAATTAACATTTCCGTTTGAAACGGAATTTCACGCTACAATGCGTGATGGCAAGATGCATTTTGAAGGTGATTTCGCAGCAGAAAATGAAATTACAAAATCACAAGGAGTTCATCTCCCTCCATTTGCTTGTTTTGCTGATGGTCATTTTGGAATGACATCATGCTTAGACATACAAGTTCCAGATGGATATGTACTAAGAATGGAGTCTCATCCAAGATTTTATACCGACACAACAAATACTGTTCCATGTGTAGTTCCGGGGCATTTGCAAACTAGTTGGTGGTCAAAAATATTTTTTGTTGTTTTCAAAAATCCAGTTGAAGGACAAAAATATATATTTAGAAAAGACGAGCCATATGCACAAATTTTAATTTTGCCAAAAAAAGTCTCTTATGAAGTAGAGCCTATGACAGAACAAGAAATTTTTAAAAGAGGATCGCAAGACGGAATAATTGCAGATAACGCAAGAAGTATTGCTGGCTTAACATGGACATCTGAAGGCGGTCACCAGTTTGACGATAAATATAAAAAACTTGCATCTGTTGCTGCGAAACATGGATGTCCTCATGTTCAAAAACATTTAGAAGAAATAAAAGCAAAACCAAGGGGTCGTATAGCTAGAAAATTAGTAAAAGGAAAAAATGAAAATCCCACCATTCAAACTGAAAAAAAAGACCAAGAGTTATAAACCCTTGATCTTTCAAAGCGAAAGACTGATACAGCCAAAAATACCTTTGTCGCTTATAACAAATGTACATAAGCCTAATCTATATGAAAAACAAAACTTCACTACATTTGTGGAGCAGCCATCTGGTTAGGTTGTGCTGGCATTCCTGATTGATCGCCCATTCCTGTTGGCGGTGCTTGACCCTGACTTTGGTCTTGACCCTGACTTTGGTCTTGGTCTTGGGAATCTTTTTTAGGTTCATCTCCGCCAGATAAATTATTTGTTTTTAAAAATGCATCAATAATTTTTCTATTTTCTGGTTTCAAATCTGGCAAAGCTTGTTTCATAATATCAATTAATTTTGAAAAATTATCGTCATGAGCAGTTGGAGATAGACCACTTTCTTCGCCTTGACCAGAACTTGAATCTTGCTGTTCTGGAGGAGCGTCTGGTGCTGTCATATTTCCTTGATCTTGAGGATTACCACCTTGTGGCGATCCTTGTGGTGCATCTTGTTCTAATAACATTTTTTCAATACGAATTTTTTCTAAGAATTCAAAAAATATACCCATGAAATCTCCTATACAATTTTAATTTTAAGGTCTGGTTGTTTCTGTGTAACTTCGCCTTCGCCAGTCGTAACAGATTCTTGGAATCTCTGACAAATGAGTTCCATTCTTAATGCTCCCCACAATTTAAACTCACCTAAGTTTCGTTGGATAATTACCCAATTTTCTCTTAAGTGAGGACTAAAAATTCTTGATCCAATCTTTGGAGGATGTCCTATAGATTGAAGAACAGCCTTGTAATTTACTTCAAATACCATTTCGTCTGGTGAATCTATACCAAATTGACTTAATGCATTTTGAGATGGTATTGGTTCGTAACTACACCACAATTGAATTGGATTGTTTGAAAATATTTTACCACGATCTTCCAAATAAAGTGGATCTACAGTTTGTTGTTGAATAAAAACTTCATAGTAATACAAAGGAGATCCACCACGCCTGATAGATTCTTGATCCCATTGATTGAAAAGATCATGTTCTGGTGCATTGGGATTGTACTGTTGCACACTTCCTAAAGGCTTATAACAAGTTCCATCTGTATTTTTTAATGCCATTTTTATTTATCTTTTATTTTAAAATTATTTTTATATGCATATGATTCAAGCTCATAGTTATATTTTTCTTTTGTAAATCTCGACCAGAGTGCTATTTTTTTAGCATTGCTAGGCAATAAAATTTCTTTATTTGCAAACCACTTTGGAAAAGTCTTTTGTACATCAGATGAATTTTTTCCACCTTTGATTTGTGAGATAAAATCATCAGTAAGTTCAATAAAAATTTTACGGTAAAATTCGTACACAGAAAAATTATCTTTTTCGGTATTATCTTTTTTAATATAACCATATCTGGTTTTAGATTTTGGTATATCATTCGCCAATGTTGTGGTGGTTTCTAAATAGCTTTTAAATGATTCTAGACCTGAAACAATATCTCTTATTGTGTTTTTTTGATCTGTTGTTGGTTTTTTTTGAGGACTTTTAATGCCAAATGGTTTTGTGACTTCGTAATCACCATACTTTTTAATTTCAGCATCATATTCTTTAGAACTATATTCACTCTCTGGATCTAATGGATTTTCTTCTTTTTCTCTTCCTTCTACTTCAAGGTCATCTCCGTCTTCACCGTGTAAGCTAATATGTGAAATTGGTTTTTGTTTTAGAATTTCTTTCCATCCCATGCCTTTTGTTTTCTTTGAATAAATCCAATTCCAAGTAGTGTTAGTTTCTTCGTCTTTATAGATACTATCTATTTCTGGATTAGGAAATTTAATTTTTGCTCTTTCAAATATTTTGGTTTTATCTCCTTTGTATGGATCGGCTTTCACCATTGCATCTTTTCCAATATCTTTTTTCAATTGATTTCTTCCAATATATTTACATGAACCTTCAAAGTCTTTCATGACTTCTTTTTCATTAAAATAATCATTATCATAATAATGCAAAATTGCTTTCAACATAGGACGATCTAATTTGCTTCTATTAAACATATTTAACAATTCTGTTCCTTCATACTCGTCTGTGTCTTTTCTAATTTTTATCCATGTTCTGTCACTCATGAATTTCCATGTGTAACCTTGGGCTTGGTGCCTATCTCCAATTTTTGGATTTTCTGGAGGATTTTTAAGTTCTGATTTATCATTATCAATAATTTTATCCACTGTCTTAAGACTACGATAAATGTAATTTGGTTTGGTTTTAGATTTTATTTTTTGAAAAAGAGAAGTCGCTAAAGCATCTGATCCACTTGGATGCATTTTATGAATGTGCAAATTTTGCAAAAAAGAAGTATATTTTATTTCATCTTCATCTTTGTTATATTTATTTGCAGCCTTATGTATATCGTCTATAAGTACATTAATTGTAATTTTTTTTTGTTTAGCTAAATCTTCTAATATGCTAAAAGGAACAATTTGTTTTATTTTTTCTTTATCTTTCAACCTATCTGCGAATTGTTTGATTCTATATTTAATTTCTTTTTCATAATACTCTAAGGATAATTCATCTAAAAAACCTTCTCCTCCCATTTTTTTCGCTTCGTTAATTGAATTATTGAATAAAGAAATTGTGAATGTGTCGTTCTCTAAGAACCATTTTCTAAATAAAATATTAATCATATATTTACCTCTCAGGCTTATTTATGTACAATAAATAAAAAAAGAGACTAATTTTTCAATTAGTCTCTACATAATTTTTATATTTATTAGTCTAAACTTATTCTTGGACTAATTGCAATTTGACCGCCACCACTTGGCAAAATGAAAGGCGCACCAGAGAATCTTTCGAGCCATAATAAGGCTGGAGATCCATAGATGGTCGTTACATAGTAACCATAAACAGTTACCGCAGTTGTAAATGTGAATGTTTGTTCGCTATAAACTGCAGTGGTAACGCCAACAGATTGAGTGGTCGTCCAGCTTGATCCAACTAATGTTACTGGTGCATATCCAGTAGAGCCAACTGCTTCCGTAACGGTTGAAAGAGTAGTTCCTTCTACTGGTGTAAGATTGTTCGTAAATAATCGTAAAAGTCTTTCGCCATTAGCTGGAGCAGCAGTTCCATCTGTAGAAATCATATTTACAAGATACTGCAACATTAAAATTTCGCCAACATCAGGTACAAGTAAACTCATGTTAATTCTCCTTTGACTGTGTCTTATTTAGAAGATAATGATAATTTTTTTTCTAATTTTCCTTAAATAGAATAGTATGGTACTAAAAAATAAAGATGGTTCTGTCTATAGGCTTCGTGGTCCTAATTTGCTTTTAAAAGAGCAAAATGTTTGGACTAAGTATACAATTCACAACATGAAATGGAATCCAGTTGTTCAAGAAGACACTATAAAAATAGAGCCTTTAAACACTGATTTTTCTATAAAAGACAAATTTATAGATGAATTAAACATGACTCAACCACCAAAAGAAGAGCCAATAATTGAAAGAAAACCTGTTGTAATAAAAGAAAAAGAAAAAATAAAAGAAAAAGAAGATGATGGTTTGAAAAAATCATTTATTTATTGTTTGCCATCAATACTTCAAAAAAAGATTGATAATTTGTATGATGAAGAATTTGTAACAGTTACTTACGGAAATCCTTTTTCTTTTGAGGCGGTTATTACAGAAGAACATGATTTATTTTTGAATTTTTGGACAACAACAGAAATGGATAAAGAAAGCGTTATATTTCCTAAAACCAATCATAAAAGATGGTGGAAGATAGTTGATAGAGAACAGAAGACGGGTGGTTATGTATATTCTTGCTACCCATCTTCTTATCAGCCACATTTTGAAAATGTTTAATTCTATTTTCCTGTAATTCTTACTCCCAAACCAAGTTTTTCTAATTTATCTCTTTGTTCGTCAATAGCTCTGATGAACCCAACTTCATAGGTGTCAATCATCATAGCGATAAAATCTTTCATATCTTTTTCGGTGGTAAGAGAATTTCCAATTCTATCAATTATTTGTTCGTGTTTTCCATATCGCTCTTTTAATAGTTCAAACATTGATTTTTTAATGTAATGAGCCATCGGGTTGGACATGAAATTAAACCAATTTCCATTCGACATATTTTCTCCAAATTTTTTGTAGCTGTTTATTTCTTGATATTTTTATAATGCTTTATTTCTGCCATTGCTGGAGCATAATATTGATTAGGAATCTTACCAGCTGTGTATTGATCATTAATCCATTTCTCTATAGATAATAGAGTTCCCATTTCAGCATTAACCATGAAATTATACTTAAATGTAAGTGCCAACCAATCTTTATCGGATTGCAAGACTAGCAAATTTTTTGATTTGGCTCTTTGACGAGGATCAAGCATGTCTTTTGGTAATTTAGAATATTTTTGTTTATTTTCAAAATCTCTAGTTGGAATAGTAGCAACTGGTTCTTCTCGCATTGCGTTTTGAACCATTGTCAAATGAGCGAAAGAAGCCACCATAGCAGAAATTGTTTTTTTAGGAAGTATTTGATTTGTAATAACTTTGTTGGCTTCTTCTTCGGACTTAGGCGTACTTAATGTACCGGCAGAATTTGTAAAAATAAGCTTTTCCAAAACTTCTTTCATAGCAGAAATCAAAAGTGCTTTTCTACGATGATTTTCTCCAAATATTTTTTTTAATACTTCTGGAGCTATGTCTGCCGATTGTCCTATGATTCTATCTGCTTTTTCTGCTTCGGCACTTTCATCCTCAATGTTTTTAACAATTTTTTTGAGGTATGTGTAAGGAAATGCTAATTCACCAGCAATTCTTTTTCTGCCAGTCGCAGATAATTCATTTGACATTTTATCAAGATTTAAAATTAATTCTTCTTGGTTTGGTGTTCTTAAAGATGTTGGAATTATTTCTGGAGCATCCATTTGAGAAGTTCGTAATCTTCTTGTTTCTCCTCCATGTATATTTTGACCAAGAATTGAAATGGTTGCATTTTTTGCAAAATCTCTTCTTGCCTGATTTGCTTTATAATTTTTTCCATGATATTTTTTGTTACTTATATTATTTTCAAGTTTACTTAAAATCATATCATGAATTTCTTTAATGTTATTTTTCGCAATGGTAAATTCCCAATCTCTAATACCTGTATATGATTTTTTTTGCGTTATCGCTTGCATAATACCAGCAACAATATCTTTATAAAGATCTGGATAATCTTTGTTTTCTGGACCATACTTTTCCATTACTCCAATAACTTTTTCTCTTTCTTCTTTAGATCCAGCAACTCCAAATGCTTTTTTTCTTTCTGCGGCTCTATTTTTATTAGATGTAAAAGATCCACCACTACTTACACCGGCTTCAGAAGCCATATTCATGTAATCATCAGGATCAATTTCAATTCTATCTTTTCTTTTTCCAATATTGCCTTTGTTTGGACCAACATATTTGGTATATTTTGTTGACATAATGAATGGCATGTCAATTTCAATAGTTTCGCCATTCATAGTAATTTTTTGTTTGAATGTTGGAAGTTTTATTCTTTTGTCTTCGCCTTCGATTGTATTGTCTTCTCGATGTGTTTTTGATCCTAACTTTTTTACAACATGAGCTTCTTTTTCTATATTTCTAGTGCTTCCATCTGGCAATTTTACCTCTTCGCCAACATCTGGAAGTTTGCCGTAATAATGCTGATAATTGTCTTTCAATAATTCTTTAATTGCTTCTTCTGCCATATCTTTGGTTATCAATTGCATACCTTCAGTTGCACCGGGAAGTAAACCATGTCCAGAAAAAGTCTTTTGTAAATCATAACCATATTGTCCGTGACTATGTTCATCTGGATGTAGACCAACTACTTTATCATGTGCTTCGCCTTTTGTTTTTTCTAATTTATGAATAAGCCGATTAATGAATGGTTTTGCCGTAATTGTAACTTTTTTTTGTCCAAATTTAAAATCATATATTTTAGGAGCATTCTTTAATTCTGCGTGAGGATGAATTTTTTCTACAGCATAATAAGCAATGGCATTCCCAGCATTTTCCAATGCTTTTTCATATTCTTCTGAACCTTGATCTTGATAATGTTTTTTTTCTATTTTGTTGTATTCTTTACGCAATTTGTCAACAGTTTTTTCATCAAAATATTGTGGATAATCATCATTGAGTTGTTTGAAATTTCTAGATCTAATAGATTTAATTGCCAATTCTTTAATCTTATTTTTGTCACTTAGTCTTGCCTTACCTCTTGCGTCTAAAGCTTCTGCAAGATCATCATGATATCTTTTTTTAATTGCTTGAACCCAAAGTTCTGGAGGAAATTGATATAAAAACTCAATATCGTCTTTATCTAGGCGAATTGGTTGACGAATAACATCTCCCATAATTGCCATTTCGTTAAAAATTTTTCGTTTTATAAAATTTAAAAATTTCATTTTATTACCTGCTTTTAGATTCTAATTATTTTATCTATATAGTAATATGGACACTAATAAATTGTATATTCCAAGACCGACATCAGACCAATACAACTGTTTATCAGAGTGTGGTGGCTGCAGCGATATTGGTCCAACCGACCCCCTTAAGAAAATATCACCAAGAAGAAATAGATTAAAAGTTAGAGAACAAATCAGAGAATATGTTCTCACGATGCTTGGCGCACCAGTAATTTCATTAGAATTAGATGATCAGCAAATTAGTAACGCAATTGACTTCGCACTACAAGTATTCGAAGAATATGCACCAATGGAATATTTTCAGTACTATACATTCATGACAGTTCCGGGACAATCAGTCTATGAAATGCCTTATGAAATTGGATATGTTAGAAGCGTTTCTTATAAAGAAACAGCACAATATGCTTTTTCTGCTGCCGATTTAGGTGGCGTTATACCATTAGAATATATGGGTGCTGGTGCGTATGGTAGTATTGCTGGTGGTGTAAACCCACAAACTCCAGTATGGGGAAAAATGAATGAGTGGGTACTTTACAAGCAATATGAAGATATGTATAACCGAGCTTCTGGACAACAAGGTGGTTGGGAATGGTTGGGCGGATATCAAAATGTTAAGATTTATCCAACTCCATATAGAGTTTATCCTGTAATTGTTCGCTATTTACAGAAGAAGCCTGACTTTGCTCAAGTTACACAAGTAATGCAGGAAGGCGCATTGGCATTTACAAAAATTATTCTTGGTAGAATCCGAAGTAAAATTTCAAATCCTCCCGGTCCAAATGGCGGTGTTCAATTAGATGGTCAGGCTATTTTGCAAGAAGGATTGCAAGAGAAGAAAGAATGGGAAGAAAAGTTACTCAATAAGTTTGGCGATATCCTTGGTCCAAGTTGGGGTTAAAATGGTAGATTACAAAACATGGCTTGTTAAAAATCACGAAGAATTACATTCACAACTTGAAAAAGTTCAAAGTGAAGTTTTTTCAATTGCTGCTAAAGAATTAACTAAAAAAATATTTGTCGAATCATCTCAAACATCTCGCTATAGCATTAATGTTGACTATAGAACAAACAAAGAAGATGTAATGGAAGCATTTGCAAAATTAGTTCTTGGCTATGTCAGTGCTGGTCTTAAAAAGATGGGATTGCACACAAAGCATGTATTTGAAGAGAAGCCATTGCGATTACTTGTTAGTTCAAGAAATTGGGATGACGGAGAATGGACTGGTGTTATAAGCTGGAGTGACAAAGAAAAATGTTTTCTTATTTCTAAAGGATTTTACAACAAAGAAAGAAAAACAATATCTGTACAATCAACTAAAAAATGTGCTGATAATGCATCAGAGATTGCAAAAGAAGTTAAAAATATGATGCACCATCTGAAAGATCAGCCAGACAGACATCAAGATAAATTAAAGCCAGTTAATTTAAAAAGAGGTCCAAAATGATTTGTAGTTGTTGTAAAAATTATACAAATTGTGAAATCTGTTTTACTTGTGGCACTTGGGTTTTTGTTTTTGAGTAATTGCTTGAGCTTTTACACATGCTTCCATATACCCATCAATATTTTCTCCAGCATCCATCCACCAACCATCGACTTCAATTGCTTTTAGCATTTTTAATTTTAAATACATTTTATTTATATCTGTAATTTCAAGTTCATTTCTTGCAGATGGCGATAATCCTTTGATTATTTTCCAAACTGAAGAATCGTACATGTAAAGACCAGTGGCAATCCAATTTGACTTTGGATTTTTTGGCTTTTCTTCAATGTTTTCGACTTCGCCTTTTGAATTTATTTGCACAACACCATAATGTTCTGGATTATTTACCTGCGTAAGAAATATTTTTGCACCACTTGGATTTTCTTCAAAATCTAGAACTGATTTTTCAACATCATTTTCAAAGATGTTATCAGCCAAAATTACCGCAATAGGTTCGTTATTCGCCCATTCTTCTGCCAAACCAAGAGCATCGGCAATGCCTTTTGGTTCTGCCTGATATGTATAGTGTAGATGCTTTAGACCAAATGCTTCGCCATTCCCAAGAATTCTAAGAAATTCACCAGCAGCATTCCCACCACAAACAATAAGAATGTCTGTAATGCCACTGTTTACAAATGTTTCTATTGGATAATAAATCATTGGCTTATTGTAAACTGGCAATAAGCATTTGTTTGTAACTTTAGTAAGAGGCATGAGACGGGTTCCAAGACCACCAGCTAGAATAACGCCCTTCATATTTTATTCCTCATGAATCTTTACGCATTTGTAAAGAAGATTTTTTAAAGCCAAATTTTTCGTAAAATACACTTACACTTTCATCGCAATCTAAGATAGTTTTGTAGCAATTTTTTTTATCGGCTTCAAATAGCAGGTGTTCTATGAGTAATTTTCCAATTCCACGACCACGATAGTTTGGATGAACAATAATATCTTCTATGTGAGCAACTTTTCCGCCATTGTGAATAAACTTCTGTTCTATCATGAGTGTTCCAGAAGCTATTGTTTTGTTTAAATCTTTAGCAATATATATCTCAATATTGATTGGAAGTGAGCGATATATTTCTTTTGCCTCAGACACTGAAATTATGCAGGGGCGAAAGGTTGAAATGGTATCAATAAAATTCTGATCTATTGATTCTTCATTTAATTTTGAAATTATCATCGTTCCCTTAAACATATTGTTTTTTTACAAACCAAGCATATGGCGAAACTCCACAAAAATTTGAAGTTCCACAAAAGTCACAATAAGCCCTGTGGTATTGCAAATAATACTGAGCAAATAATTTTTTATTGTACCACATATGTTTGCCTTCTACATTTACGCAGAAAAACTGTTCATCTGTCATATTTGATATTATAAAGAAATGTCCTTCTATTTTTCTTTTATCAAGAACATAAGAAGACTTCATAATTATAATTTGCTCAGATGCCAAAGCTTGTTCGATTAATGCTATGGTTGGAAGATTTTTCGAAATGATTGTTGCGTTTTTAATATTGTTTAGGCATATTTGAAAGTAGTGTTGATGTGTTCCACCTTCTGTGCAACGACATTTTTTCTTCCAAAATTTATAATTTTGCTTATAGCTTATGGGAAATCCAATCCATTTTAATGTGTTTAAAATGGCAATAGGACCACAAGAGTAAAGATTCTTTTGGGCTATCCAGCGTATATTTTCTGCCATATAACCTCACTAAAGAAAAATCTTCTATGAAGTTATTTACAAATATCGACAAGATAATGTTATTTAAAATGTAATTTTTTAGAGAAATTTATGTATACATTTGTTCATCAAACGCTATATTGTTCAAAATTGTCTAAAATATATTTGAGTTTTAGACAATTTTGAACAACTGTTTTGCAATTAAGCCTTAATGATTTCTAGACCATCAATTGGACTTTCGTTCAAAAGAACATCTGGTTTTTTAGTATTATCTACAGAATCATTGATTCGTTGCGAAGGAACATTGTTATCGACAACATGTTCGATAGTTCCCTTTGCAGTTACGGTATCAGGTTGATCAAGAATAAGTTTCTGTTCTGTCATTTTTTTCTCCTCTTTTATTTCTTCCATAAAACGCAATAAGTTTGATGGAGGTTTTACAAGCTGCATAAAATAACTATCACCATTGAATTTGCCACGAGGCGGAATTACTTTTCGACCATCACTTGCTGGTTTTGGTAAAGTTAAATAGCCATCAGTATTGTTCTCATAAATATAGAGTCCAGTACCTTTAAAACTATTTTCTCTTTTCTGAATTTTTTCTTCTTTTGTGAGTCTTCTTGGTTTTGGCATGACTTTTCCTTTTGGTTGGTGTCAATTAATCTAGTATCTTTAAGAAAATTGTTTTTTATAAAAAGAAATCAACTATAATATTTTGTATTTGTTTTTTATTTAAAAGGTTTAATTATGGCTCATAAAATTAAAAATTGGACACAGGTTTATCCTCAAGGAACAAAAGAAGGTGATGAAGAACAAGGTTTTTTCATTGCTATATCTAGACATTCGAAGTGGAAATGGAGAAGTGTCGCACAATTATCTAAAGAAGCAAATCTATCAAAACAAAGGGTTGAAGAAATTATTCAAAAATATTTTAACAGAGGTATGATTTTTCAATGCCCTCAAAATGAAGAAATGTGGGGTTATTGGGAAAATCATCTAGATTTAATTCCCAAGAAAAAACATACAACAACCGAAGAAGATCATAAACACAGACTGAAAAATGCAAAAAACTAAAAACAAAAAAACCTCTCAAGTTAATTCAAGAGAGGTTTTTTTGTTGATCAGATGTATCTTAGTCAAGATTGTCATGATTTTTATACTTGAACTGTCCATGATCAACTTTACTATCGTCAACTTTTTTACCCATTTTTTGAACCGCATCAGCGGATGTTGGCATAAAATAAGCTGCTGGATAGTGGCTTCTGATATATGCATCTGGATAAGCCCAACTCATAATCCCGCCCCTAGTTGTCTTTTCTGACAAATCGTAAACGGGCAATTCTTTTTTCGTTTCCTGACAAAATTCAATAAAAGACTTCATAGTTAACCTCTTTAAATTTCATTTTAACTGACATTAGCCAGCCTAAGATCATATGCTCTATTTAGGGTTCTGATCTCAAAAATTTTTAAAATATATCAGCCATCTTGGTCTATAATCGTTGACATCTGACCATAAACCATTTATCTTCAAAACTTAGCAAGCTAAGAAGAAGGGGTTTTATTATGTATGAGTATAAAATCGAAATTTTTCCAGTCGAACAAAAAATGAAAGAAGAATTATCTGATGAATTCTATAAAAATTGCACAGTTTGCTCAAAACAAGTGCTAATAAATCATGATATGGTACAAAAAATTCCCAAAAGTATTGTTGATGATGAATTTTTTTGCAGCTTTTGTTTTCGCAAAGATATGAAATCAAAAAAAATTGTCATCTTTTCATTCAAATCAATCATTGCTTATCTTTATGAAATTTATAAATCAAAAAACTCAGAAAACCCATTGTTTCTAAGCCAAATAGAAGATTATATAGAAATTCATAAAAAATCAGGACTTAAACATTTGGCTTTGGATTATGACGATGAGTCATTTAATTGGTTTTTGAACATCGATCTTATTGGCAATGAAGGTAATCAAATATTGTTTAGAGAATTAGAAAAAACAATAATTGAGATATTGGTCTGCTTCAATCCATCTTATTTAAAAATAGATTCTCATTTTATGTATTGTTCCATAAAACAAGCAATTGAATCTGCCATTGAAAATATAAACACCATAAAAAATCCAATCATTATATTGCCTTTGATAAATCAAAAGCAATCATTAGATAAGCTAAAATTATTCTCTAATAATTTTTTATTTTAATTTTCTTTTTTCATATATCGTAGATAAATTTTCTAAATATGCCAAATTATTTGAGACTGAGTAATCACGATTTTTTGTTCTTATCAATACTTCAAGCTCTTCTACTAAGTCGCCATCATTTGTTTTAAAAATAAGAACCTTCATTTTTTCTATTATATAATCAACTGCCCAACTATCCATGCTTTCGGAAAGAGAATCAACATTCATAATATATGTGGTAACATCTGTATGGAATGAAAGTCCCGGTATGCAAACCATTAATTTTCTTTTATATGTTTTTTGCAAACGCTCAAAAATCTCGTGATCATTTGGATGAAAATTGACACAAAACTTTTTGAAAACCCTAAAAAAATCATCTTTAATAGTTTTATACTTACAGGCAAATGTCATGGTGGTACTGACAGAGGTTTTCCAATGTTGATTTTTAACTCGTTGTACCTTGCTTGTTTCTCCACAACTATACATTCTAGAATATTTGTCAGGATGATCAAAAAGAGTCAAATAATCAGCTAGATTGAGTGCATTTTCTAAAGTACTTTTACTGTTTGGATGATGGAGATAATCATCTTCAACAAAATAAATTAGTTCATCATTTTCTATACCTTCTTTAGCAAGAATATCGACAGAATAAATAAATGAAGGTGCATTACCAAGTTTGGTTACATGGAATTGCTCCGCCACAGTAGAAATTTTTTCAATTGTTTCATTCGAGCAATTGTCAGCTATTAAATAATCAATTTTTCCAAATGTTTCTAAAAAGTTTTCAAGACAAAGCAATTTGGTTGCTCCGGGAAGTTTTGGCTTCACATATCCATTATCGCTAATTCTATAAACTGTTTTCATGTGACCTCATGATTTCTTCGTAAATTTCTTCAAAAACATAATCCCAATCATTGAGATTTTTCTGCCTAAATAACTTTACGGATGGATACCATTCAGTTTTTGTACCATCTAACTTCCATCTCCAATCACCATTCCAAGAAATCAAGGCAAATGTTGGCTTTCCCAATGAACCAGCCAAATGCAATATTGAAGTATCGACAGTAATAATCAAATCCATCGCCTCAATAATCGAAGCCGTATAATCATAATCTTTTTGAAATTCAGATGCATCTACAATTTTAAAATTATCTGCACCATCTGTTAAATCTACAGGCTCATCTTCAAAACGATACATTCTAGGACGCATATCTTTTTGTAAGTTAAATAATTTGACATGAGGAATGTCGTGTATTTTCTTAAAATCTTTTAATTTACAAGATCTGTATTTGTCATTTGGATGCTGAGGATTTCCAGCCCAAACAATTCCAATTTTGAAATTATCTTTATAATCTTCTGTATTGAACTTTTTTGTTGATTTTAAATATGGATCATTGGGAATAAAATTCATATCAAGAATGTATGGTAGGCTTATAATAGAGCAATGATAATCATGAATTGGCATGTCGAAATCAGCATCCCTATGCTTATATCCCGGAATTTCTGCTGGTTCTTTTGTATAAATTTCATCAACTTCCGATTCGAACAACGGCTTTAAACTTTCCCAACAATGTAAGATTATATAAGCACCCTTTTGTTTCATAAATTTAACATAACGAAAGAAATGAATCATATCGCCAGTTCCTTGTTCGGAATGGATTAGTATTCTTTTATCATTTATGTTTTGTCCACATTTAAGCCTTTTTTCTGGATCGAATATAAAATCCCAAAACTTAGACTGTTCGTAAAGTTTGAACCTCCATTCATATTCAGACCAAGCTTCTTTCCATTGACCTCTAAATTGATATATTGATGCTAAATCAACATGAGCAGCAGCAGAATCTTTATTTAACTTTATCGCAGCAATAAAACAACTTTCCGCTTTATACAAATCTCTAATTTCTCCATAACAACCACCAAGCATACTCCAAGATTCTGCCGATTCTTTTATTTCTAAAGCAGTTTCAAAACACGCAATTGCTTTGTCTATTTGTTTGTTGCTTCTATATTGCAAGCCAAGATTAGAATAAATGTAATCTAAATCTGGTCTTAGGGTTTTTGCTTTTTCTAAAACCTTAATCGCTTCGGTGTATTTACCAAGACCAGAGAGGCATAATCCAATGTTGTTGTAATTTTCAAAATTATTTGGCTCAATTAATGTTGATTTTTTAAAGTAATCTAAAGCTGCGTCATAATCTTGTTGTTTGTGTTTCAACAATCCAAGAAGTTGAATTATTTTTGCATTATTTGGATCTATTTTTAAGATTTGAGTCGCAAGAAGTTCTGCATCTCTATCTTTTCCACAAGAAAACCTATCAATAAGCAAGGTTTCTGCTTTTTCTTTGATGTTTTTTATTTCTTCTTCGTTAAACATTTTTTATTCTCCATAAATATATTATGTTAAAAGAGAACCCAGATCAAAATAAATTGCAGGAGGCAATTCCACAACAACCTTTGCAAGAAGATTTGAAAGTGGCAAAACAAGGAGTTAAAAAGGGATGTGGCTGCAAGAATAAACGCCCAACAGTTAGTAAGGAGCGAAAATTGCAGGATCTGCACGATAAAATGAAAAAAATCAAATATCTATAGAGGTGATTTATGGCTTGCGGATGCAGAAAAAATAGCTTTGGAGCAAATAGATCTAGTTCGGGTCCAAGACAACAGGCTGCATTGAAGCCTGTTGCAAATTCAACAAAAAATATTGTCATGCCCCCTAAAAACATGCAGACAATGGCACAAACGACTTCGCAAACTCCACCTGCACCTCGCAGTGCTTCTGGAGCATACAACGAAAAAAGAAAAATACAACAAGTAAGAAGAGATGCCATACGGAAAGCATTTGGAAAGTAAATTATTTTCCAATGTCTATTTTTGGATAAATGTTTGGCATTACCCACACATTATTATGGATATTCTGATTTAATCGAACATCAGATATATGCCAATCCATAATAATGTTTTCATCATACCAAATGATATGCAATTTCTTTGGAAGTAAAACGCCAGCAATAGTTTGATTTTCGATGATCTCACTGCTGGCGATCATTTTGCCATTATTGGAAAATAAATAATTACCTTTAACGGTATCGTTGTCAATCAAAGTTCCAACAGTCATGCCATTCGCCAAAGCATTATTATGATCTTTAAGATGTAAATTTCCTTGTGGAAGTTTTATAATCTCTTTTGAATTTTCAACATTGTTGTTAATATTAAGGCTAAGTATTATCCATTCTGGATTTAATGCTGATTTTAATCCAGTCTTACTCAAGTTTTTGACATCAGAATAATAAATCGCTTTTGGTTTAGATCTTTTTGACCAATACCATAAAAAATTATCATTTATGCCAATATCAAGTTCTTTTCCAAAAAAACTTGATGCAGACAATCTAAACTTTTTATCATCATAGAAAAGATTGCCACTCAAAGTTATTGGAAATTTTTGTATTAGATGTATGGATAGATTATATGAAGCTAATGATTTTATAGATTTATATTCTGTTTTATTTTGCGAATTGCCATTTTTTTTAAAAAAAACGACATCTGTTTGTCTTTTGTTGTAAAAAAACAAAAAAAATAAGATAAATAACAATGCTAAGTAGAATTTTTTCATCATCCTAGTTATGTAAAGAATTGGAGAATAATATGTTGTCTTATAAAAATTGGAAATCTTTAAACGAAAGCTTTTTTAATCAAACTTTAGGTCTTTCAAATCACCAAAATTTGGGATTAGTTAGTCCTTCTAGTCTTTTTGATCCAGTTCATAGTGAAGCTAAAGCAAAAAAAGAAGTTATCGAAGATGAAAGTGGTGATGGAGAAACAGTACCAGCAGCATCAGAAAAAGATGAGCCAAAGATGAGCAAGTGTAAATATTGTGGAAAATATTCCAAAAATATGAAAAAAGAAGATATGGATCATGAAGATATGGATCATGAGGATCATGAGGATCATGAAGATAAAGGTGATGAGGATCATGAGGATCATGAAGATAAAGGTGATGAAGATCATGAAGGTGATGAAGATCATGAAGGTGATGAAGATCATGAAGGTGATGAAGATCATGAAGGTGATGAGGATCATGAAGGTGATGAGGATCATGAAGGTGATGAAGATCATGATGAAAGTGATGGAGATGAATTTGAAGAATCTAAAAAGCATAAAAAGCATATGAAACACATGAAGTGTATGAAGTGCATGAAAGAATCTTCTTATAATGAATCTAAGAAATCAACGCACAAAAAGAAATCTAAGAAAAGTGTGCCAAAAAAAGATGTTGATTCAGATACTGACTCAGATGTTGAAGCAAGCGAAGATTCAGAAGCAGCTATAATCAGCAAACTTGTGAAAAAAGGATTACCAGAAAAACTTGCAATTGCAGTTGCAAAAAAGAAAATGAAGAAGATTAAAAATGAATCTTCTTGGATGGAAGGAGTTTTTGGTGCAAATCCAACTCGAAAATTCTATGATGGTATTAGCTAACATTTTTTCAATATAAAATTAAAGCCTCATGTCTAAAGACTTGAGGCTTTTTTCATTTTTTCAAGTAAATTCTTTACACCAGTTTTAATATCGACTTTTGGATTATAATTTAATAGTTCTTGAGATTTTCTGATATGAGCTTTAGTGTGATTTTGAAAGAATAAAGTAAATGGATTATCTAGGTATTCCACTTCAAGTGGCTTCCCTAAATTTTCCTTAATAGTGGATATGATATCATTTATAGAAGTTCCAACACCTGTACCAGCATTGAAAACATCAGATTTGTTATATTCTAAACAGGAAATATTTAAATCAACAATATCCTCAACTGCAACCCAATCTCTTGTTTGCTCGCCAGATTTAAATACACTGACTTTTCCATTTTGTATTGCTTGTTTGCACAATTTATAAATCATGCTTGCTCGGTTTTTTTTGTGCTGTTCTCCAATCCCATAAACATTAAAATATCTCAAACCAATGACTGGTATTTTTTTATCTTCTGAAAATTTATTTGCGATATTTTCTAGTCTATTTTTCGATTGCGAATAAATATTGGCGGGGCATGTTTCGCCATCTTCTCGATGTGGAGGAGGCAACAAACCATAGACAGATGCACTACTTGCGTAAATAATTTTTTTGCAACCCATATCAGCAACTTGATTAAAAACTTCTAAAGAGAAATCGCAGTTTATAGAGTACATATACTCTTCATCGGTGTCCGTAGTATCATTGTGTGCTGCTTGATGAAAGCAATAATCTAAATTTTTTAATTTACTTAGTCCGGAACAGTTCGGAGGTAAAAAGTAATCATGCTTGCACTTCCTTTCACTCCTACTTCCAGATACAATGATCTCATGACCAAGATCATGAAGTTTATTTGCTAATGCGGAGCCAATGAATCCAGAAGCACCAGTAACTAATATTCTTGCCATGTTTAAATCTCCTTTATCATTAAGATAGGATCATTTTGAGGTTTTTTGTCAATTATGTCCAATGAAATAAAAACATATTTTGAAAAATACTTAAGCATTGGGCTTAAGCCAATATTACTTCATCCGACATCTAAAAAGCCACTATTATCTAAGTGGAATTCTAAATACGATCAAAACAAATGGAAAATGTTATTGCAGGAACATGATAATCTTAATATTGGAATTTTACTTGGCGATATTATTGATGTAGAAGCAGATACAGAAGAATCAAATGAATTACTTTATTCTTTAATAGGAAATTACAAACATCCTTGTTTTGAAAGCAGCAGATCTATTCATCACATATTTTTAAATCCAGATGTGACATTAACTGCAACAAAATTTCGTGGTATTGAATTTAGGGGCAATAATGTTCAATCAGTATTTCCTCCTTCTATACATGTCAATGGTAGTCGCTACAGATTTTTGAAAGAAAGCACATTTCCAATACCACCAATGCCAGAGGAATTGTTAAAGTTTTATTGGGAGAATAGAAAAAATCAAAGAAAAAGCGAAGTTAAAACAAGAAAAACACCAAAGGTAAAAACCTTACGAGAAAATTTCAAAAAAAGTCTTTGTCATAATTGTAAAAATCATTTCATTATTCACAAAAAAAGATTAAAGCTTGAAGTCCAAGCATTTTTATCTATGGATAAA